ATTGAGGACAAAGCCAAGGAGGTCACAGGAGTAACCAGGGTTTTTGTAGAACCGGCTGGAACCGTTATTGGTACTGCGGCTATTACATCAATTACCAGAGTTGGAAATATAGCTACTGCAACCCTAACTGCTGCACAGGATTTTAGTAGTGGGCAATCGGTCACGATTGAGGGAGCAGTGGAAACTGATTACAATGTTATCGATGAGCCAATATTAGTAGAAAGTACGACAGTTTTTCATTATATCGTAGCTGGTACGCCATCAACACCAGCTACAGGTACGATTACCTCAACTGTTATTATTTCACTTGGTACGCTTCGAGTGTTCTTTATGCGGGACAATGACGACAACCCTATACCCTCAGGGTCCGAAGTCACAACCGTAAAGAATAAGATTTTAGAAATTACACCGGCAAACACTGATGGTGACGCTGATTTATCAGTCTTGGCTCCTGTGGCTGTGGCTACAGATTACACTTTTACATCATTATCGCCGAATACACCAACTATGCAAGTTGCGATTATAGCTAACTTAGATGTATTCTACGCGGAAAACACGTTCGTAGGGATTACTATTGATGAAGATGCTTATAGGTCTGCGATATTCAATACTGTAGATACAGAGACTGGTGATGTTGTGTTGTCCTTTGATTTAAGTGCCCCATCAGGAGATGTCGTTATCAGTTCTGGACAAATCGGAACTCGCGGAAATGTGGTATTCAGCTAATGGCCGGTGCTAATCGCAGAGATCTTGAGCAATACACTAATAGCCTAGCGCGTTATCTACCTGGAGGTTGTTTATTCGCTTCAAAAGGCGTAGATGGCAGCACTTTTAGGAAACTACTCCGTGGGATGTCAGGTGAGCTTTTTCGTGCTAATGGCTTAATCAAGGAGTATTGTGAGCAGATCTTACCAGATGAGACTGTTAAATTTATCGAAGAGTGGGAATCGGCATTAGGTATTCCTGATGAGTGTTTATTTGGTAATGGTACACTCGATGAAAGAAGACGAGATATACTAGTCAAATTAGCTTCATCAGGAATACAGACTGCACAGGATTTCATCGATTTTGCAGCTTTGTTTGGTATTGTAGTTACCATTCGGAACGGAATAGCCAATGGGGCATTCCCAATGACCTTTCCGATTATTCTTTTTAACAGTAGTAAAGACGCTAGATTTACGATTATTGTAACATTTAATGTTGCAGCGGGAGAGGAATTTCCTTACACGTTCCCGTTACCGTTTGGTAATAATGAGATTGTTGTTTTAGAGTGCCTATTCAACAATCTAAAACCCGCTAATTGTGATGTAATTTTTGAACAAGTATAGAGGCTATTAAATATGGAAGATCTCAATAATAAAATCACTGGTGGTGTCTTAACTGCTGACGAGTGGAACCAAGTACCCAGTGAACTTCAAAACGTAATTGAACAAACCGGCCAAACTTTAACTAGTGCTGATTTAAATCAACTCGGTAAAGGTCTCGCAAATTATGTTGCGAACAGCAATTTCTATACAGACAGTGGTGTGGCCGATGCTTATGTCCTAACGTCAATTGGGTCTAAACAATCCCCTACGGCTTATGTTGATGGGATGACAGTAGAGTTTCTGCCTGGAAACACAAATACCGGAGTATCAACTGTTAATGTAGCAACTCTGGGGGTGAAATCGATCACAGGTGCAACAGCGGGTGACATAGTTTCTGGGCTACGAGTTGTATTAAAATATCGTTTAGCCACTGGTGATTTTGTAATTGATGGTGGTGGTGATGTTGTTGAAGAAGTCAACAATGTGATAACGGGCACCGGCCAGACCCCAGACGATGTAGACCAAAACCAGTTAGGCAAAGGCATTGCTGAATATTCGGCAAATGGTGATTTTTATACGGATGGGGGCGCGGCTGATGCATACGTGTTGTCGGTTATCGGGTCTAAACAAGGGCCAGTTGATTATGTAGATGGTATGCGGGTGAGATTTATTGCAGCCAACACTAATACATTAGCTACGGCGACTGTGAATGTTGCAGGATTAGGAGTTAAGAATATTGTTAATTTAACTGCTGGGGACATTACAACAAGCATTCAAAACACAATCACATACCGAATAAGTTCGGGAGATTTTATATTAGTCGGCATATTGGTTGCTGCGGGGTCTGTTGGCGCTGCCGAGATAAACACAGCGGAATTGGGCCCTAGAATACAATCTGTAGAGACTATATTTACTAGTGTTAGAGACGCCACAACTGGCCTGCCCTTTGACGACACCATACCACAAATTACAGAAGGCAATGCTGCTGATGTTGTGGTAATCACACCAGAGAGCACCAGTAGTGTCATTGAAGTAGAATCATTAATGTACGTATCTAGTGATACTGATGGAGCTAATGACTCCTCTGCGATATTTGAAGGTGCGATAGCTAACGCATTAGTGTCTGGTTCAGTTGCAGGAAATGTTGATTATCTGAATTTAATATACATAAAGGTGCGTGTGCCAAATTCGGCGTTAGTGGCCCGCACCTTTAGGCAACGACTTGGTACAACTGCTGGCACTCTAACACAAAGCGGAATTCCTAGTGGTGTTAGACGCCATGGTGGTGTTATGATAGGGTTTATTAGAGCGACGGAGTATTTGAGACCATGAAAAATCAAAAAGCGATTATAGTTGAACAAAATGGAATGTGTGTATTTTTTGATTATGATGCCAAAGAATTGGTGGTCTATGGTCGAACTGAGGATGAACATTTAGATATTCTTGAACACGAACTTAATGCCCAAGGCTTGATTACACATGGGGCAATATTTGAATCTGATAAACCTTCTATTCCATCAGGGTGGAATGATGGATGTTTAAAATGGGATAAAAATACTTCCACTTTAGTTTATGATATACCAAGGGTAGAAGCTGCAAAACGTATCAATTTGTGTAATCAAATTAACGCTATTTTTGCGGAGAAGGAAAAATCCACACAGGTTGTTGTGAATGGTATTAAATTCAATGGCGGAGACAAAATGAAACAAAATTTGGATCGGCTTGTTAATGGCGATATCGTTCCTTCTGGAGCCAGGGTGAAACAAGCTGATGGAGTTCGTGTTGTTTTGACAACTCAATTATATACAGATTTATCGATCGCATTGGCCACAGCGTATAGCGATTTATTAAATCCATTGGAAGATCATCTAGATGCAATTGCTGTAGCAGACAATTCTATGTTGGATTCCTATGACGTTAACGCGGGTTGGCCATAGGAATCCAATTATGGCCTCGTTTGGACAGCAATCAATGAGAAAACTAACTACATGTTGTGATGAACTTCAGGAAATTCTAAATAGGTCAATTAGGATGACTGATTATTCCATAATTGAAGGTTCAAGATCTATGGAACTCCAAAATCATTATTACGATATTGGAGTTTCGACTCTACGTTGGCCAAACTCCAAGCACAATATCACGGAAGAACAACCAAAATCTGATGCTGTGGACATATGGCCCTACACTTATGAATGGGGAGCATTGTCGGGGGACCCGACTCAAATTACGAAAATTGCTTCTGAACTTGAAAGACCGGAAATTGAAGTTAAAGAGTATGTATATAAAGCGTTTGCTCATTTAGCTGGTATACATCAAGGAGTAGCTTTTCAATTAGGCTACAAATTGCGTTGGGGCGGGGACTGGGATGGAGATGGTAACATGTTAGATCAGAAACTCCATGATTTGCCACATTTAGAAATAGTGAGGTCATAGTTATGAGTTTTGATTGGAAATCTTTGGTAAAAACAGTTGCTCCTGTGTTGGGTACAGCATTAGGCGGTCCTTTTGGCGGCATGGCGACAAAATGGTTATCTGGTCAATTATTAGGTGATGAAGATGCTGGCGAGAGTGTATTAGCCGAAGCAATCAATAATGCTAATCCCGAAATGTTTGCTAAAATTAGAGCATTGAATCAAGATTTTGAAAAAGAAATGGCGCGGATTGGATTGGAAGAGAAACAACTCGTGGTTGATGATAGAAAAAATGCTAGAGAATTGTTTAAAATCAATATTTGGCCCCAGATAGTCCTAAGTATTGTTTATATCTCTGGGTATTTCGCAATTCTGGGCACAGTTTTAACTGGGGCAGTAGAAATAGACCCAACTTTACAACCTCTCATTAATGTACTAATTGGGGTTATCACAGGCACAGTCCCGATGATAATGCAGTTTTGGTTCGGAAGTTCTCTTGGCTCAAAAGAAAAAACCAAACATTTTAATCAACAATAAGGAGTCGACAAATGAGTACCCAACAACCACCAAAGAAACCAAAGAAACCAACAATGACATCGACTGCTATAACAACGGCAATTGTTGCTGCAATCACAACTGCTGTGATTGCAAAATCAGAAAAAAAGAAGCCAAAATAATGCCTGAACTTGATCTAGCATTGGTATGTCTTGCACTAGCAACTGCCATTTATACACAACACAGGGAAACTTCTTTGTTGTTTTTCATGTTTCTGGGCAGTTCTAGCGCAATTTATTTTGATTTCCATTTGTTTTTAGAAAGATTATGGTATCCAGTATTGTCTCTTTATTTAATAGTATTTTGTACTTTGTCCAGATCATTAGGAATTGCAATAGTGTATTTTTGCATGCAAGCGTTATGTCTATTATCCGTATGGGAGTACCCGACAGAACACAGTTCAATTTATGAAAATTTTGCATTAATTATGTCAGTGCTTTATTTGATCCAACTCGGAGTTTCCGTCTATGGACATTATGACAATATTCAGCGCGGTTGTAATAATGGTGAGTATGGTAGTTTCACTACGGGTTATACTAGGGTTATGGTATGAACACTATCTCAACAGAAGACGTGCGGGGGATCGTACGGGAGGAAAACCACCGTTTAGAAAAGACAATGAGCAGATTGGCAGACTCCGTGGAAAAAATGGTCGCGGCAGTGAATGAACTCGCCATTCAAAGTCATGTTACCGAAGAGAAATTTACACGCGTCCATGAACGGATAGATGAGATTCAAAACTCGGTAAGTCTAGTTAGCAAAGGTTTAATGACTGTCACTACTGAAGTATTGCCTGAACTTGAGGCCACAGTAGCGGTTACTTCATTTTCATCCCAGAAAATGTGGAAAATAGCCTTTGCAATAACTCTGCCTTTGATAGTTGGTGCGTGGGGAGTGCTTGAAAGGTTTAATAGTTTGCAAGCCGACCAAATGAAAACAATTGTTAGTGCCTTAAAAGAACTTGGAAAAGTTATAGGTGCCCCCTGAGCCCCGCACCAGCTTAACGGGGCGCACCCCCTTCCCTTTCTCTGCCTAGACCCCTACAATAATAGCTATTCACTCCTTCAAGCCCAAAGACGGGTTCCCTGTGACTTTTCGCCTCCCCTTTTTATAAGAGTTGCGGGAAAGTCTAAGAATGACACCCCCAGGGGGGTGTAGCAGTGTTCCATTTCTGTTCCGTTGTTCCATTTCTGTTCCGTTTTAAACGAAACGTTGTGGCCCGTTTTCCGGACGGGTTTTAGGTTCATGTTCCGTTGTTCCATTTTCCCCCGAATTTCTGTCTACCGCAGACAGTTCCGTAAGCCCTATAAAAAAGGGGGGTTGCATTGGTGTAGAAATCTTGTTTGTGGCTTGGCATGAATCAAAAAGGCAATTGATTAAGTTGTGGGGGGGTGTTATAATATGGTGCAGATTAATGCGGGGACACAGCTATGGAGAGCTCGCCGAATTTGTAAATTCGGCGGTTGTAGGTTTGATCCCTACCCCCGCAGCCAAATTTAGAGATTAGAGAGTCAAAATTGGAGTTATAACTAACATGAAAAACGAATTAGTTGAACGGTTTATGTCACTGTTTCGCGGCAATGATAGGTCGTTTGGTAGGTTTTTTCATGATGGGCATATGGAAACAATAAAAGATGAAGAGATAACAATTGGCGTATTTGAACAACACCTCATCGGGGAAACGGGGGTCGGCGTGGTCCCAATTATGGACAATAGCACTTGTTATTTTGGGGCAATAGATGTTGATGCGCATGGCGATTTACCGGATATTGATTTAGAAGAACTTGAAAAGAAAGTACGAGAGAATGATTTACCATTGACAGTGTGTCGGTCAAAATCTGGGGGGGCGCACCTTTACTTGTTTGGCGCAGAGCCCCTCAAAGCACCACTCGTCCGTACGGCACTTTCTAAATGGGCAGAGCTTTTAGGCTATAACGGTTGTGAAGTGTTCCCCAAACAGAATGTACTACTCAAAAATGACGACAATTCAATGCAGCTCGGGAATTGGATTAATCTTTGTTATTTTGACGCGGAAAACAAGGAACAACTTAGATACTCGATTGAAGGAGGAAAAAAAGTACCACTTGAATACTTTCTCGATCTAGCTGAATCGAGAAAGATGACGGGGCCGGTATTAGTTGAGCGATCAGATGTAGACCACAAGGGGGCGCCGCCCTGCATTCAAAAGATGATCAGCAATGGTGTAGCTGATGGCCATAGAAATCTAGCATTGTATAATTTGGTGGTGTACCTTAAGCAAGCTTACCCTGAAACCTGGAAGGATAAGGCATTCGATTTAAATTCTAAAATTTTTGATCTCCCATTGCTTCATGCTGAGGCCAAGAAAGTGGTGTCTAGTGCCAGTAGGCGTGATTATCGGTATAAATGTAAGGAGGAGCCATGTAAGAGCCGATGTAACTCACAGATATGCATAACACGAAAATTTGGGATTACCCCAGACGAAAATAACGAAATGGCCCTAGGCAAACCACCTGGGTTTGACAATCTAAGAAAAATAACAACAGAGCCCGTGAAGTGGTTGATGGCGGTAGATGGACAAGATATCGTTTTAGCAACAACAGAGCTTATGGATTATCGACGAGTGAGAGAGTCTGTAGCTGATAGATTAACTAGACTAATTGCGCCTATGAAGAATGAACAGTGGCAAGGGATATTGCATCCTTTAATGCAACAAGCTACAATTATAGATGCGCCGGATGAGGCGTCTATACCTGGGATTGTGCGGGCTAAGTTGAATAGTTTCATCCGGAAAGCAGACCTCAAGAGCGACGGAAAAGACACAAAAGATCGAGAAATTTTGCATTCTGGTGCACCGGTTGTACAGATTCGAAAAGATAAAGACCAGGAAGACAGGGTAGTTTATTTCCGAGGTCAGGATTTTGTAGATTTTCTGAAGAAAAACCGGAGTGAGGAACTTAAAGGGTCAAATTTGTGGATGGCTGTTCGTGCGGCGGGTGTTAATCATTGCAAATTACGCGTGGGGTCAACATCAATCAGGGTGTGGTATGTTCCAATATCTGATGATAACTTGATTGAACTTGAAGGGGTGGAAATTAAAGATGAATTTTAAAATAATAGCCACTGGGCATAGGTCGACTGGGCATAGGTCGCATTCGTGGATTAATTGTATTGACACATTTATAAAACCAAATTCAGATGAGGGGCAATGGAGTAATTGCCCCTTTTGTGGACTCAAGCCGTTGATCTGGGAATATGACAATGGCAGATCAACGGCTTGTGGTTGCTGGACAAATCAATATGATCATTTTTCAATACATGCTGAGAGTGTTTGTTCTGTTTATAAAAGAACAGGTGGAAAGGACATGACCGAGTATAAATCTGGCGCTCTACGCACAAATTGGAATCATTGGTGTAAAACGGGAGAAATTTTGTTTGAACACGCTAGTAAGCGTAATGATAGCCGGTGGTGAGCATGAATTTTAAAAATCAAATTACGGTGTCATATGATGAGAAGCGCGGCAAGTTTTATCTGCAATGCCCATTTGTATTGAATAACGCTGTTCGTGCTTTGCCTAATCGTAGATTTGTAAAGCGGATGAATGCGTGGGAAGTCCCAGCACTACTGCGGAATGTGGAGTGTATTGAAAATTTGCGTCGTAGCGGGGCCGCAGTTTTGAAAGAAGGATGTCAAAAGGCAATAGATAAAGTTCGAGAGAGAGCAAGCGTTGTTAAGAAAACTGGATTTTCATTGAAATATAAATTTAAGACTGACCTATACCATCACCAAATTAACGCATTACAAGAAACGTACGGGCTTGATCAATCGGCTCTGTACATGGAAATGGGCACCGGTAAGTCGAAAATTATAATAGACACCGCGTGTAGCTATTATAACGATGGCGTAATTGATGCATTATTGATTACCTGCCCTGTATCTATTCGCTCGAATTGGCTAGACCAACTTGAAGTCCACACACCGATTGAATATGAAGCCATAGTTTGTGACCCTGGCACTAAGAAACGAGAGCGGGAAATTAAGGACTTCATTTTAACTAAAGTAGAGAAATTAAAGGTGTTGGTTTTGGGGGTAGAGTCTATTTCTCAACGGAGTTTAAACAAACCAACTGGCAAATCATGGCGGTTTGTGGAAAAGTTCA